GACGTAAATACTTCTTCAATTGGAATGTTTAGAAACTCTAATGATACTGCTGGTCCTATTTTAAGTATAGGTAAAAGCAGAGGTACAGCAGTTAATTCAGACACTATTGTCCAAAGTGGAGATATAACTGGAATAGTAGCGTTTACAGGTGCTGATGGCGGTGAACGCATGAGAGCTACTGCTGCAATTAAATCTTTTGTAGATGGAACTCCCGGTGACAATGATATGCCGGGACGTTTATCTTTTTGGACAACTCCAGATGGCGGTTATGATGAAGTAGAAAGGGTTCGTATTAATAATTCTGGTAATGTTGCAATAAATGCTATTGGATCAGCTGCTTGGGATGCTAACTATCGCGCACTTGATCTTGGAGGAGCTGCTTATTTATGGGCTAACGTCACTGGATCAGGTGGTTTTTATTTGTCTCAAAATACGGTTTGGAACGGATCAAATTACGTTGCCACCGCTACTGGATTAGGAACTAGTTATTTACAAGGTGAAGGTACGCATCGTTGGTATAACGCTGCTTCTGTAAGTGCAGGAGCTACTCAAACAGTAGTTGAGATAGCTCGTATTAATGATAATGGAGCATTTATTGTAGGAAATGGAGTCGGAGATGTAGGAGATTCTTGGGACATCTACCGTAAATCAAGTACAGCAGGTCGCTACGGTATTATGTCTTATAATACTAGCGGAAGTTTTAATAATTGGCTTTATGGAGCAGACGCAGACAGAGCAGCAAGTACAGCTTATTATCATTTTGTTGGAAGATCAAATGTTGCTTCTGCTGCCGATAATGAGTATTTGCTTAGAGGCGATGGTAATGCTTTTTGTGATGGTTCATGGACAGGAGGCGGTGCTGACTACGCAGAATACTTTGAGTGGAAAGATGGCAACTCAGATAGTGAAGATCGTAGAGGTTATTCAGTAGTTCTTGATGGCAACATGATTCGTAAAGCGACTAGTGATGATGAGAAATCGTCCATCCTTGGTATTGTTTCTGCCGCTCCTGCTGTAATAGGTGATGGTGATACAGAGCAATATAAACAAAAATACCTTAAAGACGATTTTGGTTCTTTTATTTGGGAAGAACACACAAGTACTGAATGGACAGAAATTACTTATGATGCAACAAACATCGCAAAGGAAGACAAAATTTGGTATGAAACAGATAAAATTCCAAGTGATGTTACTCCTCCTTCTGAAGATGTTAAAGACAGTGAAGGCAGGATCATTAAAACTAAAGCTGTAGTTAAAGATACAGAAGAAGATGGTACTACTAAACTTAAACGAAGAAAATTAAACCCTGATTATGATCCTTCTAAATCTTATGAAACCAGAGAGTCTAGAAAAGAATGGGATACTATAGGTTTGATGGGTAAATTAAGAATGAGAAAAGGCCAGCCTACAGGGGACCGTTGGATAAAAATGAAAGACATTTCAGACACTGTTGAAGAATGGCTAGTACGGTAGAGGAGGTTTAAAATGGCAGCAACGTGGACAGTAACCAATATGAAAAGAGATGTATCTTTAAATTCAAAAAAAGATGTAATTAGAACTCTTTATTGGACTTGTACAGATAATGATGAAGAGCATGCAGGCGGCACTGATGGATCAGTAGTTTTAGATACTTCGGATCTTAGTAGTTTTACAGCTTTTGCAGATGTGACACCAGACAAAGCTGTTGAATGGGCTAAAGCTTCTTTAGGAGAAGAGGAAGTAAAGAGAAATGAAGAGTCTGTAGCATTACAACTAAAATCTTCTAAAACACCAAAAATTAAAACAGGAGTACCTTGGTAGTGGAAACAAAATACTTAGAAATTCACGATCTGGCAAATGTCTTAACCTTGATTGACGGAGCAGCCAAGCAAGGTATGTTTGGTGGGGATCAGTTATCAACAATCGGTGCAATGCGTGAGCGATTCCATGCTGAATTAAAAGAACAGGCTCCAGAAGAAGGCAATGTCGCTAATATTTCAGAGGAAAATTTAGAGGCTGAGTCAAGCTGATGGACTTTATCGCTGATATTCTTATTTACGCGAGCCTCTTTGTAACGGTGAGTAGTGCGATCTGTGCGGCTACACCTACGCCTAGAGACAATGAGTTTATGGGTAAGTATATATATCCTGTGCTTGAAACAATCGCGCTTAATATTGGCAAAGCTAAAGAAGGCACCACTACAAACCCAATTAAGTTTGTCAAAAGGTCTGACTGATGGACGAGGCGCAAGAAGCTTTGAGTGAAATAAAAGCACACCAAAGAGAATGCGCCGTCAGATACGAACATATTGAGAAACGTCTTGACGAGGGTTCAGCAAAGTTTAAGCGTTTAGAAATGCTTATATGGGGCGTTTACCCATTTATTGCTATTAGCATACTTGCTACTAAATTTTTATGACAGATGAAAGGCGCAATCCTAGCCTTTATGCTTATAACGGTTATTGAGGGCAATGTCGTTGAAGGTGCTGATCAAATGTTATTTAGAGATATACATCGCTGTCAACAATTTGCATACTGGATAGAGCATAACTGCCGGGATTCCCGTTGTAGAGGGGGAATCAAGCAACACAACATAACGGCTTATTGTAGGCCGGTGATGGCAGGAATAAACCAAAAGTTTTGGGACTAAGAATGAGTGTGTACAACGGATTGTTTTATATCCAAGAAGAAAAACGATTTGCTCGATGGGATGAGTACATGGAATTTTATAGCCAACAGCGGTTAAAGAGAAATGGCTAAAAAATTACAGTCTAATTCTGTTTGGGATAAGTACGACATTGACAACGATGGTGTCGTAACAGACGAGGAGCTTGAAAGGGCTACTCAAATGATTGAATTAGATTTAAGAGAAGAAAAACAAGACTCTCAAAGACGTATAGCTTGGGTGGCGATGTCTTCTATGGTTTTATATTCTTTATTGCCTTTCGTGCCAGAAGAAAGGCTTAGCACTCTTTCTTCTCTTTCAGACATGCTCTTTCTTTCACAAGCATCGATTATAGGGTTGTATTTCGGCGCTACCGCCTACATGTCTCGAAAACCGTAGAGTTTTCCCGTGATATTTGAAAGTATAGTGGCCATAACCAGCGCTGTTTCGGCTATTAATGGTCTTTTTCAGCAAGTTGAAGAGGGTACAAAAAACGTCCAGACCTTGTTGGGTCAGCTTGGCGCTATATCTAGCGGAATAGATAAATATGAGATTGAAAGGCGTAACTCGCTAACCGCCCCCCTCGACGGTGAATCGGCCATGAGACTTGCTGCCCAAAAGGCGCGACTCGACAGGTATCATGAAAATTTAAAATTACTCTCGAATATGAATTCTGAGGCGGCTCGCGTCATTGATGCATATTTTGAGGAATTAGAGGCTCAGAAACAGCGTCATAGACAGAGCGTTAAAGAAGCAATTGAAAAACAAAAAAGAAGACGGCAGATGCTCAAGGACATTAGTCAATATGGGATTTTACTTGTTTTGGCAATTGCGGTTGCAGTAGTAACAGTTACTTTAGTAATCAAATTATTTGGCAAGGGGCTTTAATATGGACATAGGAGCAACAACACCCACGAATCAAGTTGCTTGGCGACAAGTAGCAGAGCAAAAGTATCAAAAACTAGTAGAGAATCTGCAAGTTGAAGAGCAAAGACAGCGAGTAGAACAACTTAACACGACGCTGTATATTGCTAAAAATAATAAAGTACAGTTAGAGAAAGCTAGAACAGAAACCTTTATTAACTTTCTGGTATAGAGCATGGGATTAAAACTAAGTGCAGGATTGGGGATTGCTTTAGTGCTTTTAGCTGGTTCTTTTAAAATGTATTACGATAAAACACAGGCAGAAATTGAGTCGTTTCATCTACAGCTAGAGCAGTCAATCCAGAACCAAAAAACGCTTGAAGGCACGATTGAGCAACAGAACGAAAACTTAAAGCAAACCGTTGAGAACCAAGAGCTGATGGTGGCGCAAGTTGAAAAGCTAACTAAAGAAAACATGATGGCTCAAAACGAGGTAACCGATATCAGAAAAAAGTTCTCTCGGCATTCCATGGATGTATTGTCCATCAGAAAGCCAAAGTTGATAGAGAATATTATCAATCGCGGTACGAAGTCAGTACTCAATGACCTTAAAA